TCCATTTCTAGCTGCATTCGTTCAAGATTGTGTTTGTGTTCCTGTCCCGCTTTGAAGAAGTTCAAAACCTCTGGCAGAAACGATGTACCAAAACCAAGTAGGCTTCCCAGTAGCGTCATCATTTCGTAGCCTCCATAGCGTTAAAGCCAAAGTAAGCAGCCACCACACCAGAAGCAGCAACAACATATACCGTGGCAATGTCTGCAATAAGAGAAGCAGCGTCACTGTAGCCCATCAGAGAGGCCATCAGAATAGCGAAAGGATAAGCCAGCATACCAGACAAAGCAAACCAAGTCATGCGTCTCTGTGCGTCTCTCTTAGCGTCTGCATCTTCCATCTTACGCCGACGATCCTCGAGCATTATTTCGCGCTCGTCTGGATCTATCTTTCCGTTTCCGTTTAGATCGTATTCGTTCATTGTAGAACTCCGCTATTCGTTTGTTTGATGTGATGATAACAATCTTACCATCAGCATCATACACCGTATACTTTACCACTTTTCCAAGTAAACGCCTAGATAATATACACAAACAACAACAACGGTGATCGCCAAGACAATGCCAGTTGCTACTTGTATTTGCTCAATCTGTTCTTCGCGCCGCAAGGCTGCAGCTTTTTTGGCGGCAGCGCGTTGTCTTCTGGCTTCTGCTTGCCATTGAACCCATCGATCCCACTGGCCAGCTTGCCCATATAATCGGATGTAACTTTCTAATTCTTTGCGCTGTTCGCGTATTTGCTCCAGCGCTTGGAACTCTTCCCAATCACCTTCTTCGCCGCCAGTGATTGCGGTTAATGGGCTGTTCTTTTTCTTTTGAACAGCTTCTTTTATATCTTCTTCTGCGCTGAGAAACTTACCGACAGCACCAATAAGCCCAGCACCCTCACGGCCTTGGTTAATAGCAGTCTTGATGACTTCGTAGGCGGCAGATGCGGCGGCTATGCTCTCGAGGATAGGCATCAGCCTATCACATCTTACTCAGGATTGTGAACAGCAGTACGATAATAGAACCCGCAGCGCCAAGCATTAGGCTTTCGATACGCTTCACGCGACCAAACAAATCCTTAAACTGGATTTTAATTTCGGTCTTGATTGCCACGACTTCTTTTTCAAGAGCATCAATTCGCTCGTGTGCTGATGACACTGTTCTTTTGTCCATCATTCTGCTTCCTGAATGGTTAGTGTGCCAGCCTCAACTTGACGCATAATCTCTGCGTAGTGGCGGTTTTCCGAGTTTAGGGGGACGGAAACATACCAACCATCAATAATAGCGTTTATCGAAACGTTTTGGCCATTTTCTGCAAAATACTTAGCCGATGTGATGTTCATGCTATCCATTCTCAAAGCTCCGCATCTATGATTACTTTACCACCATTTTCTACACGACAAGCTGTAACATCTGCCGCTGTTCCATTCGTTGAGGTGGTAATAAACAGCATGGAAGTTATGTTAGTTTCAGAAACAGTGCTTGCCGCTGTAACTGCATGATAATCAACCCCAACTTGAAGTTGCGTAATATTAGATAAACTATCAACAGAAAAAGTAGGTATGGTTCTCATTGTGACCGGATACTGCAAAAAATTTCTAGCTTGTGTGGTAGTATTCCAGAACCCCAGCCCTGTCATCGCGTTTGCACTGGATATATTGTTGTCTTCAATAACATATGCATACCTCTGGCACCTCGCCAGTTCATCCCCGTATGACCGATGCTCGAACGGGGTGGCTGTGTCGCCTACTTCTAGTTGGGCTTCAGAATAGTACATTACACGGTTTGCCGTTCCTGAATTTGCGCCAATGCCAAGAGAAACATGATGAGCCGTTCCTAAAGTCTTACCAGATATAGATGGCATTGTTACCGTTACAGTAAATTGCTCCCATGTATTTGCTGAGGCAATGCTAAACTGTGAGGCATTATCTAATACTGATACAGTGGATGAACCACCTGACCCAAAGTTTTGCTCTATAAAGAACCTAAACGCTCCTGTTGTCGGGCTTTTAACCCAAATGCTAAAAGTAGCATCTTTGCCTGACAAAGTTCTTACGTCTTCTATTCTTGTCTGAGTAATCCCATAACCAGTTCCATCTGCTGTAACTTTTAGTGCATAAGGAATTGATAAATCTCTGTCGTTTGACACTTGCTCAGAAGTTATACCTGATGCGGGAAATCTCCACCGATCCACAGTAGTATAACCTGAGTTCGTAACTGGCCCAGTTGATCTTTGCCAAACATCAAAACGCCCATTCACAATAACATTCCTGTTCGACAAGGCACCATCGTCATAGACGTTACCTAAGTCTGCTAACTGTCGTGCCTTGCTCATATTATTCTCCCAACAGGGTAGCTAAACCCAACGCCTTCAATTCGTCAGGCGTAGTTGCCGCAGCCAAACGTGCATCGTCTGTGATGTTGCGCAGTGTTTCTTTCTGCGCTGCAATCTCAGCCGCACCTGTGCCAGCTTCCAAGGCTTTCATGTAAGCAACGTCTAAAGCAGCTAGGCGTGGCGCACGTTCTGCCCGTAGGTTGTCCTTGTGGATCGCCAAGGCCGCTGTCATGTCGATCTCAACAGCATTGCCATTGAATGTCCATGCGCCACGGAATGTGCGGTCTGTTGGAACGGTAAGAGATGCTGCATCACGAACATCTCCGTTGATATTGATGTAGGTTGTCATTGTGCAATTCTCCATGCGTTACGATATGACCGATCACTTGGGATCATTTCTACAGGCACGATCTTCATGATAGTGCGGTTGCCTTTGTAATCCCGCCACACGGCAGGATCGATGTCTTTCATTACCAGATACTCAATCGCTTCTTCCTCAGTCATAGCACCGATAGGTTCAGCATAAGGATGCTCTTTAGGCTGTCCGTCAGGAACCAAGCGATCACGCTGGTAGGTGTCGATAGGTGGCAGAATGTCACCCTCTAGTGCTGCAGCCATCCAGTTTGGATCAGGCACAAGCACCTTTGCAGGTTCGTCAGGTGCATTCGGGTCTTCAAACAGCACACGATACTTGCTTTGCACTGGCTTCAAGCGTGACTTGGCTTCGAGTAGGCGTTCCCAGAGATGCTTCGTCATGCTAAGTCTCCAAGCACTGTTGCGGTAAACAACAAGTCTATATCTAATCTGTCGCTAGTTGAAGAAACGTAAATTGTGTTTATCCGCAGACTTGAACTTGTTTGGTCTGTCGCACTATCTATGCCTTCGGCTTGATGCAGACCACCGCTTGCAGAATTGCGCTTTACTGATGTGGGCCACGCATAAGAAGCATTAGACATCGCAGATGTAAATGTGGCAGTGTAATCTCCAGTTCCGTTATCTGATAAACTTGAGACTGAAAATGAATCATCAATGGCGGCAGTTCCAGTACCGTCAACTTTCATCCAAGCCTTAGCCGCCCCATTGACGACATACTCAGTGCCTACGGATGTTGTGCCATCGGAGATGTTTGATACGACTAGATTGCTCATGCTAGGTCTCCGCTTGCTTGACTATACGTCCTAAACATATCACTTACAGAAAAGCCACTGTTCCAATGATTGTGTATATAGCTAGTGGAGGAAGTGGTTTCAAAGCCTGTTATGCTTGGACTGTTATTGTTTTCAAGTCTTTCTGCGCCATCCGTTAAGCAGTAGTTTGCGCTCGCCATTGCGTTTGCAAATGTCATTGTGTAGTCACCAGTACCATTATCGGTAACGCTAGAAATGTTTGAGCTATCCATAATTGCATTGGGGCTAGTGCCTTTGTAATCAACCCAAGCCGCCGCAACCCCTGAGACTGCACGACTAGCTGTTTCGCCTGTGGCTTTGATGTTGGAGATTACGATGGTACTCATGCTAGGTCTCCAAATACTGCTGCGTCATTTGAACTATTGTCATACGCAGTTTGACTAGAACCTGAATCTATGTAAGTTCCCATGATAAAAGAACTCGCCGTTGTGCTGTCATAAGCCATAGCTCGCTGTGTTATTGATCGCCCACTCTGAGAACACGCAATAATGTTAGAAAATACGCCTGTTAAGCTATTTAAGTATGTCAACGTATAGTCACCTGTGCCATTGTCCGTAAGGCTAGACATATTCAAGCTATCACTAATAGCAGCCGTGCCTGTCCCATTAAAATTAACCCAAGCCTTCGCAGCACTCTGCCCCGTAAGCGTAATCGGCCCAGTACCCGCCGCATCACTAATTGTTGTTGCTCTAATCTCAGACAATGCTCAAGTTCCCCCCAGTTGTGACGGTCAAGGTAACGCCAGAGGCAATGGCCAATGGGCCAGTTGCGCTTGCATTCTCAGTTGCGTCGATTGTTACATTCGTATTTAAGGTTTGCTCATGCACTCTAAAGATGTCACCAGCCGCGGCTGCTGGGCCTAGTGTACCACGTTCGCCCTTGTATAACCCGCCACCACGTTCGCTTGATTGCGCAACGGCTGTGTGCATCACAACTTCAATAACGTCACTTGCCGCCGCACCTGTCGTTAGCACAACGTCCGAGCCATTCGTTGCTGTGAAGTCAACGCCATCAACCAAGTGAATGCCGTTCATGTACACGTCAACAAACCCAGCCGTGTAGCCAGCCGTGTTAAACGTCGTCTGCGACGCAGTAGCCGTAAAGGTTTGGCGTGTCTGCGTGGCCTGTGGGACTGGTTGTGTGCCGATGTAGCCTGACATTACACTGCCTCCAATGCGTCTAGTCTTGCCTCAATAGAAGCCAGTCGTTGTTCTGTTGCTGCGCCAATGAATGACAATAGCTGCGGATAGCGAATGCCTTTGCGGTTGCGTTCCTCGCCAGTTTCTTCGTCAACCCAATCAGATGAAATGAAGAACGCATAGTCACCCGCATTCAACCCTGCGTCAGTCATTGCTTGCTCTACTTCCTGAGCAATAACACCTGTGTGTGTTCGTGCTGCGTCACCTTTTTCGGTAACACTGTCGTTCCATTTAAAGGTTTTGAATAGCTTGCTGATTGCCTTAGCTGCGGTCATCTCTGCATCTGCCAGTGCAGCAATCTGTTGCTTTTCGTTGCGGTCAGATGTTTGTATGGTGCCGTTGGTTGCGTAGATGTCATCGAAGCGAACAGAAGAAAACCCCATATCAATAGCATTATCTCTGCTTGCCCCATTAGCATTTATTGGGAATACAGAATTTCCAGCATCATAAAAACGTAAGCCAGTATTGTTTGTCACGATGTAAGCATCGCCATTGATAGCCCCAATACTCCCCACAGTAATGCCATCTTTGCGTAAATCAACGATGACGCCATCCGACCCCTTTCTGTTAAAACCCGCCGCCTCGCCAGTGCGAGATACCCTAATTCCGCCACCAGTTAGAGCGGCTGTTCCGTCGACATTATTGGATGTTGGATTAGTGTCAGTAGTCCCCACCAGCAAGTTACCGCTGCTGTCGATGCGCATGCGTTCTGTGCCATCGTTTGTGCCGAATGCAAGTGCATTATCTCCATGATAGTAACGAACGAACCCATTGTAACTGGTACTGGTAGTGTCGGTAAAATATATGTTGCCGTTGCTAATATTTTGAGATTGGATTGTAATACCATGAGAGCCAGTTGTATTACCAATAACAAGGTCTTTAGCCGCAGATGGGAAAGATGAAGGGCTACTGTTCCCAATGCCAACATTGTTATTCGTGCTATCCACATACAGCGTGTTGGTATCGACAGTAAGATCGCCGCCAATCGTGGCATTCCCAGTAACATTCGCCGCAGTGGTGCTAAGAAGTACCGCCTTTGTACCTAGATACCCTGCCATTATGATTGCTCCAGAACACTAACAATAACGTCTGCGCTTGTTGCTGCGTTCGATGTCACAACAACAGTTTGCGTGGCTTTCAAAACGACCTTACCATCCAAAACAGATAACGCAGAGTTGGCAGGGATCGGCGCACCTTTAATCAGGTAAACCCCAGCTGCTTGAACATCAACTGCAATCTGTGATGCTGTTGTGTTTGATACTTGCAGACCAACAACCGTTGCTGTCGTTGATGCCCCAACAGTGTAGACTGTGACGGGTGACGTGCCTACAGATGCACTTGTGTAATTTGTTAATACGTTGGGCATGTCGTTATCCTAAAGCTATTGCAAACACGATGGAGTCATCCACGGTTCCATAACCCGCAGAGGCGTGATTACCCCAGCCGTAGGCCGTGTTCCAGTTAGTTGCGTTGTTTGTTGTGGTGTACCAAGTAGACGCCGTATAAATCGGGTCTGTCTCAGTGTAGCTTGTAAGGTAACCCGCAGACGCATGATCGCCCCAACCATATGCCGTATCAGCGTTAGAGCCTTGCGCAGCCGTGGCATAATCCGTTGACGCCGTAAACGCAGCCGTGCCGAGCGCAGATGTCTCGGCCTTGTCGCTGTTCAGATTGTTAAAGTTGGCATCGACCTCCGCGTGGGTAAGCGGTGAGCCTTTGCCAGCGCGTGTGACGATGGCTGCCATTTATCAATCCAGTCTGATTTTCAGGTTGCCAGATGAAATTCGGAATACGTCTCCAGTGTCAATCGCCTTTGGCAGCGGCGTTACAAAATCACTTGGATCAGTTAATTGTGCATACGCCAAAAGATTACCGCCAGTTAATGCGTCGTACACCCCTGCGTAAGTTACTGTCCCCCAAGACGCTGTCGCCACGGGAAACTCAATCGCCGCAGTGGTTGCCGCTTCGGTTGGGCTTGTGCCTGTCACAGTAAATGCAGCCGTTTGACGTGCATATGCGCCGCCAGATACTTCCGTACCCGCCGCAGCGTCAGATGACGCAGACGTGTGAAGTCCGACGTACAGCGTGGTGGGCGCAGTGTATGCAGTCCCGCCGAAGACGTGTTCTAGGATTTTATCCTCAAGGTAATCTGTGAAACTCATTAGTAAGCCCTTATCTTTATGCGACGACCTGTGCCGCCAAATTTCGCCTGTTCACTCTCGCGCATGATACCATCCATAGCACTCTGAAGCAAAGCCGCCCATGTCGCCATACGCGCATCTTCTCCAAGGTAAGGCGCGGAATGTGCCAAAGCACCATACAGATACGCATCTGGAAAATACGTCAGCAACCAGTTGGTTGTGTTGCTTACCGACAGTGCTGGAATACGCGCATAATAATTCATCTCAAGATTATACGTTGCATCTGGCGTTGGATAAAGTTCAATCTCACCCTGCGTCAAAGCATAATAGGCTGGCTTTCCAGACGTGTCCAAATTACGCATACGCATGGACTGCATATCAGCTTGGCTCATTAATTCCAATGTGCGGTAGTTTGATGTTTCCAAGTGCAAACGAATTGGCTCAAGAAAATCAGCAGGGATTGCGCTATATTGGCTATCAACTTCCGCAGTCGCTCGATTTTCCATGCGCCAATGACGTAGCCTACGATTAAACTCAGCCTCAGCTAAAGTAATAAACGTCGGGATAACTGCAGTCAAATCATCGCGGTTCAGAAAATCCGCGATGGTTGATTGCAATTCTGAATAGTTTGTTATTGCCATGGGTTACCCCCCAATACCGCGACGACGCCTAATTTGCTCAAGCATCATAGCGTGCATATTTCTTATTCCATCGTCTTGGAATTGATCTATATTTTGCACACCTAGACGGGCTAAGTCTGCTTTCATCCGATCAAGTTCACTTAATGGCCGAAATGAATCATACCCAGCAAAGAGCGCATCAATTGGGCGAACTGGTAAACCTTTTTCAGCACGTTCCGCGCGAGACATAGCTTCCCACTCATCTTTGCTGTAACGGTTCATATTTGTCTGAAGCGCAGATTGGTTATTATTAAGTTGCTGAGCGGTTGATTCTGCTGTTGCATACGGCACATTTACTGGCGCAGGTGAAGCCTGAACAGGCATCCCCATAATTCTATCTTCCATCTGAGAATTAAACGGCATTTTCTGACGCATTAGGTAATCCTCAGAATTAACTGGTTTACCCATCAACATCTCCTCAATAGAAGAAGATGTGTTAATTGGCTGCTGCATCAAATAATCTTCAGTGTTTAAGCCAAATGGTTTGCTCATTGCTAAGTCTTCCATAGCAACACCACTAATAGGCTTTGACATCAAATATTCTTCTGGTGTCATAATTGGCTTAACTGGTTTGCTCATCAACAAATCTTCAGCATATGTAGACGTGTTAATTGGCTTACTCATAAGCACATCTTCCATTAAAGATTGTGGACGCGCGGGTGGTGCGCTTGACATACCACCTGCACCACCACCAGCAGGTCTGCCAAACTGATACAGCAAAGATGGGTCTAAATCGCCACCCTTCCAATAATTCGCTCCGCTATGTGTGCGATCACGATCTTGGCCATATGGATTAATCCCAAGGATATTAGCCAAAGCACCGCCCAAGCCAATAGTGCCAACACCACCAGAAAAATCTTCGCCAGCAGCGTTTTTGCCGCCGCCATTGATCATATCAATGTACCACGGAACCTGCTTGCCAGTGTAAGGGTCATAATACCCCCACTTCTTATCATTCATGCTTTTGGTAATCTGGTCTTGGCTTTCAGCCATGCCGCCGCCTTTACCGCCACCACCAGAAGCCTCACGCGCCTGTGGGTTTGAGCCGCCAGAACTTGGTGTCGTGTCTAAATCGTCGGGCCGCATTCTTGGTCGCGGTGATGATGTCAATGCCATTACTTCTTCCCTTTCATAGCTTTCTTGGCCACTGAAAGGGCAATAGCAACTGCTTGCTTTTGAGGCTTACCTGTCCGCATCTCAGATTTTATATTCTTAGACACGGTTTTCTTAGAGTAACCTTTTTTCAATGGCATGGACAAACTCCTTTGCCAGACCATACCACACTAGGCTATCCCTTTCAATCCGCGCTTTATTGAGCCGCGCCATGAACTAAATGACCCAGACAATGCAGTCGCAGCATCACTTGCCATCGTCAAACAAAACGCATCCGCTAAGTCAGGTGATGCCAAGCCACGCTTACGCATTTCATCCTTACTCTCAGCTTTCATCTTACCGCTACTGGTAAAACTATACCGTATCCCAGTTAACTCCGCAATCAATTGATCATTTTTCGGCAACTTGCAACTGCGATCTTCAAACCACGCCTTGGCCTTAAACCACAACTCGCTGCGCAGGTTAAGGTAAGTATCACCCATGCTTGGGCTTTCAGCAACGTTCACCCCACGCACGGGCAAGTTAAGTTCCCTCAAGCGATCCACAACGCCAGAGCCAACACCAATACTATCAACTAATATCTCCCTTGGGCGGCGACTTGGCGGTAAAGATTCATACTCCGCAACAACACGGCCAACAGTCTGCATCAAATCCAAACCACGCCAACTGCGCACCTCAGTCACAATTGGACCAACACGTTTACACAACGCCGTGCAGTCAGTCCCAAACCGCGCAACGTCCAAGCCCCACACAGGCTTTGTGTCATCCGCAACTTCAACATCGCGATGCATCGCAGCCTCAACTAAGTGAAACGGAATAATCGTATCGTCATCCGCAAGAGGAAACTCACCAAGAACACGAATGCGAAACGCATTGCTTTCCTCGCCATAACGCAGACGCATCTCATTAACAAACTCATCGCTAACTAGAGGGCTATCCACGCAAGACCATCTGCGCGTCCACCAACTATCAGCCATACGGGTCTGGCTCTCAAAGAACGTACCACTGCTTCGCGTAGGGTTGCTCAGCATAATCGTAACCGCACTATGCCCAGACATAGAACCAGCCGCAGCCTCAAACACTTGCTCAGGCACACCTGACGCCTCATCCACCACCAACATAACATGCTCAGAGTGAACCCCAGCCAAAGCTTCTGGCGTTTCAGCACGCGACGTTCTAGCAGAAATAAACATTTCACTTGGCGCAGATACATGCTCAATGCGATCAGACTTAGCATTAATTAACTGCTGCATTGCTGGCGGCAACTCATTAATCCAACGTTTAAGTTCCGCAAACAGCGCGTCAAATAGCTGGCTACTGGTCGGCGCAGTCACAACAACCTTATTCGGGTAATGCATCAGAAAAAACCACAGCATTGCCCAAGATGCCGCAGTAGACTTGCCCGTGCCGTGGCCACTGCGAACACTAATCTTACGCTCACCTGACGCAATGGCTTCTAAAAACTCAGCCTGATAATCCAATGGCTCAACGCCAAGTATTTCCTGCACAAACAACGTAGGGCGCTTGGCATAACGCTGCACCACGTCAATCATGGTGTTGTCTGCAAGATTACTCATGATCAATCACCTTGATCTTACGCAGCGCGTCCAAATGCATGTCACCAATATTAATCGTGACATTCTGCTGGGCTTTATTGCCATAACGCTCTTGGTTCCACGCTTGCGCGGCAAGGTTATGCTGCCCAACTTTCTGCTTGGTAATGCCCAAATCAATCGGACTTACATTGGCCTCACTCACATCACGATCATTCTCACCATTCAGCGCTTCCATGATCTCACGCTGTCTGCGATCAGATAAATCCTGTATCGCCTCAAAGGCAGCATCAAAATGGGCGTCAGCGGCGGCGCGACGGGCAACATCCACAGCTTTCGCAAGATCATCTGTGCGAATGATAAGCTTGCGGAAGTAACCCTCAGAGATATCCAGTTCGGCAGCAAGACGACGCAAGGACTTACCCTCAAGCAGCCACTCCTCAAGATACTCAGCGCCACCTCTGCGCTCTATTTCAGCTAACGTTTTCTTTGCTAAAGGCCGACCAGCCATGCGATGCTCCACAGTTGTTTTTCAGAAATATTACAGTGGTATTGC